GCCTCGAACTGAGCCCTCATAGTAGGTGGCATGAAGTTAGCATATTTGTGGCCACCGGGTGACCCGGATTTAATACCGGCCTTGATTTCCTTCTGCATCATCCAACCGACTGACTTCATAGCTTTCCTAGTCCAATCTGGTTTAGTCTTAGCTATGAATTCAAGATACGGTGTAGCAGTGTCAGTGATGGTAATTGGTGAATTACTCATGGTCTTACCGTCCTAACATTGGCCACAATTTCAAGACAGTGCATTTTAGCGTCGCTATCGGAGATATGATCTACATACCACTTCTTACCGTTGATGTAGATTACATCTTTAGTCTTAGGTAGTGGTACATCCTTAGTTCTAACCCATACCTTAGCTTTATCAGCAAGGCCAGTTACGAACCCAGAACCTTTACCGTCATACTCACCGATTTCTACGCTTGCCTTAATCTGCTTACCTTCATATGTTATTTTTTCGCCAAATACATCGAGTAAGGCGCTTTCATCATAGGTCAGCATATGTTATACCTCGTAGAGTGAATGCGGCCCGTGTGGACCGCATTTCATTAAAAATACAATAATTAGTTTTTCAACATTACTGTAACAGTATCTTGAGTTGCAGTCTTAGGTTCTACTGCAATACCCAATGGTTTACCACCAGTTTTAGCAGCTTTACCAGAAGCGAAGTTTACTGCGTCACCTACAGCGTATGTATCAGATTTATTAGCGTCTACTTTGAATACGCCAGTTACTTTTAACGCACCCATTTCATCTTTCTTAATATCTGTTACTGCTACACCGTGAAGTACGCCTGCTTCTACAATGTCACCAGCTTTTACATCAGCTGTTGCCACGAAGCTTATTCTATCTGTTTCGTATACGAATTTTGCCATATGTATTTACCCCCTAATTATTTACCTGCGTTTTTAAATACACCACGGAAGTCAAGAGCACTTACGCCACAGTCAAATGCTACTTTGTATTCGATACCGTCTACATCGAAGCCTTGGCGAGTTTCAAGACGTGGAGTTTCAACGCCATTCAAGTAAGTTACTTCAATAGTGTCATGTTGAGATGCGTCAGCTACTAAGTACCATGCATCTGGATCAGTCAATTCAGCATCTGCGACAACTACGAAGCGACCTTTGTAAGGGTTAGCTACACCGGAGTTTACACCGTCTACTGCTGCAGTAGAGTTAACGATTTGGTATGCTACCATTTCAAGTTCTGGAGGAACTACCAAGTATTTAGGTGTGATGTTAAGAGTAGCATCACCAGTAATACCTTTTTGACGGCGCATGGCAGTAATTGCTTTAGCGATTGCTTTAACGGATAATGCTTCGCCTGTACCTGCAACGTTACCATGTTTTGTATCAAACAATGCAATATTGTCTTGCATTTTAACGTTGCCAGTTAATTGAGCGTATACCATTTTGTTTACTAAGCGTTTAGCTGCGGAACCATATTTAGTAGCAATTTTGGAGAACAAGCCTAAGTCATCATTGATGATTGCTTGACGAGTTAAGCTGAACAATTTACCATAAGTAGCCACTTTAGTACGAGCAGATGCTTCGCCTAAGAAGTCTTGTTGGAATTGGCCACCTTCTGGAACTAATTCAAGGTTACCTGCTTCGGACAATGCTACGCGTGCAGCTTCTTTGAAGTCACGGTTGGAACCTTTACCTGCCCAGATTTGGAATGTAGTTTCAGCCTCATTGAAACCAGTCATTACGGATTTATTGGCAAGGTTGGACATGATAGCAGGGAACGTGGATGTGGAGTTAATAGCAGCACGTGCTAATTCCATGTTATCGCCAAAGTTAGCTTTCAAGTCTTCACGTTGTAAGGACTCACGAGCTAACTCAATCATGGAATAACCACGCAACTCATTAGCGCCAGGTGCAGGTTCAGCTACAGGGATACCTGCTGCCATCAATACTGCGTCTTGTGCTGCTGCACGGAACTTATCGGATTCAGCTTCGCCCATTGTTACAGATACGCCTTTATTGCGTGCACGTAATTGGTCCATTACCATTGCGCGAGCTTCGTCAACGGATACGCCCATTACGATTGCTTCGTCAGCACCTTCTACATCGAAGTCACGGAACATTGCTGTAATTTCGGAAGTACGTTTACGTTCTTGTTCCATAGCTTTTTGAAGGTCTGCTTGAGTAAGACCAGTTTCAACTGGTGCAGATTTTACTTCTTGAACTTCTAAATTTTTCTCTTGATCCATACGTGTGTTATCCTCCTGTGTGTCAATACTTGTATGAATTTCTTCAGCACTACGTCCTACGCCCACTGTTGGGTCAGCAGGAACAGATACAATACTGATTTCTAAAGGTTCCCAATCCGTTACTACATAAGCCGGACCATTAAATCGACCGTTAGTAGATTTGGTATCTTCATCTTCCAATACCTCATATCGGTAGATTGCATAGCCTACACTTACACCTTGTAGCGTACCGGACTGTACCTTTTGGAATATTGTTTCGGATTGTTCATCTGTGTCAAAGCGTACTAGCGCTTTACCGCGGTTATCTTCTAGCCATACCTTCTCGATATGACCTACAACTGCGTCACGATCATGGTTAAACAATACCGTTCCTAAGCCATTGGAAAAGCGCTCAAGGTTGATGCACTCTTCATCGTGGCAAAGGATTTCATCGCCGAACCAACGGCCATATGGCGTTTCGGAAGAGAATGATAATTCTACTGTCCGACTATCGGTATCGACTTGATCAATAGTAGTTTCTCGACAATAGTTGCCAAGAACACTACGCTTTTGATGTTCACTCATTACTAGCCATCAGCTCCTTCCTATGTAGTGTCATCATCGCCCATCGTTAGCGGTTGCAACTCACTGGAATAATCTAGTAATACCCCGAGCTCCTTAGCTCTGTCCTGTTCGAGTTTCCGTTGCTCAAGAACTTCTTCCCAATCTCGTCCAGATGATGCGCACACATCCTCTAAAGTTGTAAGACCGGATTTGATAGCCTCTTTATTAGCGTTAACTTCCTTAACAGGGTCAATCCATGACCACCCTGGAGCAAGCCAAGCTACCTCTTGGTATTTGTCCTTGTTCGCTAAGTAGTCAGAAGGTAATTCACCTGCTAAGTAAAGGGCGTCAATAAAGGCTTTCCAAATCGGCATACAGAAGTGTGTGATTACAAATTTCTGCACTTGACGGAATGTCTTTTGGTCCTCTAACAAGTTTTGCCTTGCAGCTGAGAAATTCCCAGATATATTACGCGCTACGATGTCAGCGCTCATACCAAGACCGGACGCTACGCGTCTAGTCTGAGTTGCTGAATATTCACTTGCAGTGCCTGCATTACGTTTAGGATCTGCAAACTCAATGGACTCGCCAGGGCTTAGGTGTCTAACCATGCCTGGTGCCATTGTGATATTAGGTCTGCCTTTGCTATCTCTTGGTAGCATGGACGTTTGTCTTGCAGAATTTTGAGAGGTTACGAAAACGCTGAAGCACGCTGCAACTCGTGCAGCAATTAGATCAGCATCCATGTACTCGTCGATATCGTGAATCCTACGCAATACTAACGCCAATAAGCTTATGCCCCTAATTTGAGATGGACGCTTAGGCTTGAATAACAAAAAGGCTTGGTCTGTTGTTAACCGAACTGTATCAAAGGAGCGTAACCCCATTGGGTCTGTTTGGCTTATGTGGTACGCTACTGGTCTACCGTGTTCGGTAACTTCTACGCCGTTGATGATGTTATTCTTGCCGTTTGTGATACTTACTGCGCCAATGTTTTCAGCCTCTATCAACTGAATAGATAATGGTAAGTACGAGCCTTGTGAAGTCTTATTAACTAAAATTTCACCGTCGTACACCATACGTCTTAGTGCCATTTCTTGTAGTTCATAGAAATTAGAAATGCCCCTAATGTCAGCGTTTTCAGGTTCCGCCCATTTGGCCCATGCTTTCTCGATTTTCTTATTAAGATCGTTGTTTAATTTGCCATTGCGGTTTCGCACTTTAGCTTGTGGGACTATCCCTGCACCGATTACATTTCGTAGCAGTGCAATTACAGCGGCTTCTGCTAAGTCACTGTTCATCTCAGCGGCTCTTGCTCGACCACGTATGATATCACGTGAACCCGTTGCAAGTTGTTCCGCGGTCCCATACGCCGGTTGCCAATCACTGTTTAGCCTATCCATAGATGCCGCATCATATTGACGTAGCGCATCGCGGTAGGCTTGGCGTTCATACGCACGTTGTGGACTAACCCAACTGATTACTCTATCAATAATGTTCATCGTCCACCCCATGTCACGAATGCATCAGCTTGATACCCATTGGACTCTTCATGTACTCGTTGCATTAGCGTTTGTTCGCGTGCGTAAAGTACAGGTAAGTCAATCGTCTTGAACCGCTTACCACCAATCTGTAACTCGGAATATCCTTTAGTTTCGATATCCTCGATGACTTGGCGCACACGTTCAAGTTGTTCATTTACATCGCTCATGGTTCACCTCCTATCTAAACCAATGGCCAGTATTCCCTATGCCTCCGCTATAGTCCTCGTATGTTTGGACCTCTTCGGATTCCTCATAAGGTTCTGGCTCCATTAAATATTTAACGCCGGCAATATCTGCTACTGCTGCGTTGTAAGTACATGTATCAAGTAAATGGTTAACAGGGTGGCTAGTGAGTGGTTTCCACTGGACTGTTACTGCCCCTGTTTTTACATTTCGATGTTCCTGCTTTTCCTCTGACCTTAGATGGTCTGAGTACTCTTGCGGACAATCTTTGTATAAATGGATCGTGCCATCTTCATTTATTGGTCTTACCATTCTCGCGAATATAAAGTCTTTCCAATAATCTGTATTCAATACGTATAGCTTTAACCCGCCAACAACACCTTTCTCTAATGAAGTCATTGTGTATGGTGCCGTCATCGTAGTATGGTTTGAAGAGCCTTTAAGAGGAATACATACTTCCGGGAATCTTGAACAGAACTGATACACTTCGTCTGTTCTAAAGCCGGAGTCAATGCCTGCTTTCATTATTTGACGAGGTTCGCCATACTCCGATGGATACTCTCGATGAATAATGATTTCCTCTAAATCGTCCCAAGTGCTTGCCTGTCCGTAATCAATCAGATAGGACTTAACACCGGGAGCGTATGCTCTTACTTCCCACCAGAAGTGGTCAAGCTGTACGTCTACGGAAGCAATAAGCAATACTGCTTTATCCGGCACAACTCCGCTCGGATATGTAGATTCCGTAAATTGCATATTTTGTGTACTCTTAGTTTTAGCACTTCGCCAAGGTTCCGCTAACCACGAATTAATGAAGTTCATTAATGAGGCAGGTGTACCTTTGGAAGTCTTAAACTCGTACGCAACGTCTCCGAACGTGACCCACGGCGAATATATCGACGATAAGTGATACGAAATTGAGCGGACTTTGCTTTGCGATGCATTTACCGCTTCCCATGTTCCATGTCTTAACATTTCCATTTTGTGCTTATCGTGGATGTGTCCGCCGCAATGTTCACATTCGTAATACGCTGTATCACGTATCATGTCCGCATTATCGTTGTGTTCGTCTGGCCATTTTATCTGCTTGAACTTGAGGGTCTGCGACACTCCGCAATGTGGACATGGCACGTAATACTGCCTGCGCTCATTTGCATTCATGAGCGCCTGCCAAATATTACCCGACTCAACAGTAGGCGTAGATACCATTACTATTTTCTTATCCACGAACGTTTTAGTACGTTCCTTTGCAAGTTTTATTGGATCTGCTTCCTTACCTGAAAAGGCGGGGTATTTGTCTATTTCGTCAAAGAATAGATACTTGATTGACCGGCTCGATAAGCTACTCGGTGAGTTCGCCCCGACCAGTACCATATAATTACCGTTGTTAAAATCCAATTCAAGCAGTTTACTATTCTCGTCAAAATTATCACTAATAGATTTAACCGATTTAAGCATCGGTTGCACTCTCTTATCGCTAGCAAATTTAGCAATAGTGTCTGTTGGGTACACCATCATAACTGGTGATTGTGTTTGGTCTAACGCATACCCTATCATATTGAGCTCTGCTTCAGTCTTACCGATTTGCGCTCCAAAGCACAGTACAATCTGTTCAATCAGAGGGTCTGTGAATTTGTCCATAGGCTCTTTTAGATATGGAGTTCGATTCGTTCTCCACCTACCTGGCTCTGCGGATATATTTGTTAATACCCTGAAATTGTCAGCCCATTCTGATACGGTGTATCGTTCCGGTGGTTTAAAAGCATCGAGCTCTTCCTGGAACCAATTAACTCTTGGCTCTGCTTTTACCGGTTTTGACTTCCGGCGTGTACTCGCCTTTGCGCGAGTAACTTTCGAGGTAGTCTTCGGCAACTTCGCTCACCACCCTTTCCACCGTCGCTCGTTCTTCTGGATCAGTGAACTCACTCCCTACTCGTTTACCAAGTTTGATGAGCGAGGACTTTAATTCTAAGATACGAGCAGACCATTCTTTCGCTACGTCTGCACGAGATACGTACTCACCGTTTAACACGTCGAGTAATTTCTTTTCACGAGCAGCTCGAGACTCTTTATAGTCAGCTTCAGCAATTAGCTTTCGTGTGGCCGCTGATTGGTCTTTAGATTTATCCCCCTTGGCTTGGCCAAGATATACGAGAACTTCACGGAGGTTCCACCAACCTGTTGCAGCTTTAGGCATGCCCGATTTGTGGTGTCTCGAAATAATCTCAGGAGTTACTCGAAGAAGGTCGCATAATTGCGCACTAGATACTAGCAAATCACCAGCTTTATTAAATTTCACACGTGGTTTTTCACTCGTCGCCATGACTCTCTCCTTTCTGTCCTTTGACAATAAACTTTCAACTGTTAAAATTCTCCTACACAGAGACAAATATCGCGCGGAGCCGACCACCGCTGGATTTATCGCGAGGGAGTACCTTTTATCATTCATTCTCATTTAATGCTATATCGATAAAATCTGATGAAGTAACCAAAAAGGACTACGTGGTTGTGTCGTAGTCCTTAATGATTCCTTCTGCTTATAGCCCGTGGAGGAAGGTATTCACTATGAACGTACCCTACAGCTTATGGCTCCGGAGGACTTTCCCTGGTTATCCCCCTTACCACGCTTGTAGATTATCATAGAACCCACCTCTAATTGCATATCGTCTTTATTTATTTTTAGAAAAAACTTGACAAAAGCTTTTAACGGCGTTCCTTTGGATTGCATATATTCGTGCTTCACTGTAGCGCATGCTTTCAATGACTTCTTTCATGCTCATTCCGAAGTAGTATCTGTTCTCTAAGAACGTACGCTCGACGTCGTTAGGTATCTTACATATCAGTGTCCATAGTTCGTATCGCTCCTTAGATAAGGTGCGGAATTCTTCTGTCAAATCGTTCTGTGCTGTTTTTAGATTTAGTTGCTGCTCCGGAGTATTCGACCGCTCCTCTTGTGCCTCGGCTTCTAGTCGATGCAAGTGCGCCTCGATATCTTTCATCCGCCTACGGCTATTAAGTAATCGTTGTAGCTTTCTAACTCCAGGGTGCTTACTCCCAGTACATGATCTATTCATAGGCTCACCTATACTGCAGCATCGTCACTGCCAACCAGTTCGATATATCTTGCTAGGTACCATTGCGCTTTTTTTAGGTCCTCCAGCTTATCGCCCTTACGACCTGCACGTGAGATGTACTTAATAACATTACCCAAGTGGTACGGGAATTGTTGGTCCTCGATGAAATCGATAACCTCAATCTTACCTTGTGTGTAATGTGGCGGATGATTCACCATGTCTTCTTTCTGTACTGCATCGAGTTCTTTCTGCAGTGTCTGTTTTAGTTTTGACTTCTTATCGTCTTCCTCTTTCTTATACGGTTTAGAATACTTCTCGGCACAAGTAGGACAATATTTAGGCCAACGACCAGTAGGCCTGTCTTTTCTGTGGATAAATGTTTCTCCACAGGCTTCACAAGTAATCTCTTTACTATAACCTGCTTCAGGCGGTGTCATTACTTTTTCGCACTCAGGGCAGTAGTCCTCATGAGTGGATACAGTAAACTTATCTCCGCATCGTCTACATTTCTTTTGCATAGTCTCACTCCTTATACAATTCCTTACGATATTTAATAGCTTCTAAGAGGGCATCTTGCCCTGCTTCTTTGCGTTCTAACGCTTTCATGACTTGCTCGTCCATCGTACCTTTTGTTACTAGGTGGTGGATAATCACAGGCTGTGTTTGTCCTTGTCTATGAAGTCGTGCGTTCGCTTGTTGATACTGTTCAAGGCTCCACGTTAGCCCATACCATACGATGATATTGCCGCCGGCTTGTAGGTTTAAGCCGTACCCTGCTGATGCGGGATGGGCAAGTAGCATTTGAATGTCGCCTTTATTCCAGTTGGCCACATCGTCATCAGTCTTTAATTCGACGGCTTTAGGGAAAGCATCTTTAATTGCTTGAAGATCATGTTTGAAGTTGTAGAACACTAATATAGGTTTCCCCTCATTCGTTTCTACCAATTCTTTCAATCGTTCAATCTTCTCGTTGTGGACGACTACGATTTCACCCTCATCGTTATAAATGGACCCATTTGCCAGTTGTAACAATTTACCGGCGAGTGCTGCTGCATTTAAGGCGCTTATGTCGTCATCATCTACGATACTTAGCACGTGCTCACGTTCCATCTGTTTATAGAGTTCCCATTCTTTGGGGCTCATCTCTACTGTGATAACGTTTTCAATGCGCTCTGGTAGTTTGAGATAGTCCTTAGCTTTTAAGCTCATACAAACGTCTTGGATTTTACCAAATATCGCCTTATCGCCACCTGGTAGTAATCGGTAGCTATACACGACGTGCCCATTTGTTTTGTCCGGTGTAAAGTAACGGCATCGGAACTCAGTAAGCGTTTTACCTAATCTGTCACCGCCATCTAGTAAGTACATCTGCGCCCAAATATCCATTAAGGTATTCGGTGCTGGCGTACCAGTTAAAATCACGATGCGTTTAAATAGAGGTCTCATTTTACGCATAGCCTTAAACCGCTTAGCCTGTGGGTTCTTAAAAGAAGAACTTTCATCGATCACTAACATATCAAAAGGGAACTTCTTTTTAGGTTTACTGAAATAGTACTCGTATAACCACTGCACGTTTTCACGATTCATCACATAAATGTCAGACTCAC